TGTCGGCATCGATCCAGGCTATGTGCGTGAAGTCCTTTGGGAGGGCCTCCACCAGCAGGTTGATCAGCCGCTCCTTTTGCCAGATGGCCTGGCCATCCCGTGCGTGGATCTGGAGGAAGGCGTCGGTCGTTGGGAACTGTTGCCCAGGAAACGCTACCTCTGCATTGAAAACAGGCACACCGTGCCACTCCATGGAGTGCAGGAACCGCAGGTAGTTGTCCCTTGGCCTGGACCAGTTGGCTGGATTAAAGTGGCAGCACACAACCGCCAGCCTGCCGGGCCGTTTGGTCCTGGCGGCTCGCTTGGCCATGGCGAGGATGCGTGACACGGACCTCCGGGGCAGGCTGACGCCACGCTTCTCCGCCTCCTCGGCTATCCATGACTCCAGGACGGCGTCTTCGACGCGGTCTGCCTGGGCCGCGCGGGCCATCGCCACGCCGCTGCGCAATGGCGCACGCAACAGCAGGCTGCCGATGCGGAGTAGCCGCTGGCCGATCACGTTCCGCCGCAGCAGTTGGGCACCACTCGCCAGCGTTGGCTGGTTGGATCGTAGCGCCCGTGAGCCCACTGGTTCTCGCCCAGTGAGAAGTTCACCCCACCCGGGCACAGGAACGCCGCAGAGTCGGTGCTGTGATTGTGGACGAACGTGACGTTGTTGACTCCCACATTGACGAACGTGGCCCTGGTGGACCCGTCACGCACGGCGTTGGTGATGCCACGCAATTCGGTGTTGGTTGACGAGGTGAGGCGGTACACGTCGGCTACCGTGGAGATCACGGAGTTGCTGATCGTCACCGTGGCCCATCGCTCTCCTGTAGCCACGGCAGTGACGAAGTCTGTCACCGCGGTTGAGTTGTGACTGTGCGACGATGGGGCGGCACCAATCGTTGTCGCGTTCAGACTGACCGCCCCCGTAAAGCCGTTGACCGACGTGACCGGGGCAGCCGTTCCGGCGACGATAGCCACGGCGCTGTTGAAGCCGGTGATGTCTGCGGTCGAATGACTGTGAGACGCCAGGGCCGCGCCGATTGATGTGGCGTTGAGGCTCACAGCCCCAGTGACTCCGTTGACCGACGCCACGGGCGATGCCGTACCGGCAACCACCGCCACTGCCGTGTTGAAGTTGCTGATGTCACCTGAAGTGATGGCTACAGCCCCCGTCCTCCCAGCGACCGAATGGACCGGACCAGACAGTGCCGCAATCGCCCCAGCCGTCACACGCTGGGTCTGCGTGTTGCCGGCGTTGTTGATGATCAGTATGGCGTTTGGGTCTGCGGCACCGACCGGAAGCGAGGAGATTTTGATCGACGGCATGTCACTTACCCTTCGGTCGATAGGAGTGCTTGGCGATGATCATCTCCCGTAGCTCTCCCGCCTTCTTGTTGGGATGGAGCTTGCGGTAGTGCCGCATGTCCTCGGCAATGATCTTCTCGGACAGCGGCGCCCGCTTGGGAGGAACAGGAATGCCCTTGTGGCTGACGATCCCCTCCACGGTCAGGTTGCGTTTCCGGGCCACGCGGACGATGTCGGCCGTTGAATCCACCCACGCCTCCGGGTCCTTGTGAGCCCGCTTGTCTGCAAGACCGCCCACGTACTGCTTGCCGGCCGTGCTGATCCCTGCCTCGCGGGCCTCGCGGAGCATGTGTTCCGCCATCAGCTTGGGCATGTCATCGAACTGCTGCTGGTTGTACCGGCCCTGGTTGAACGCCCGGTCCGTGCCCTTGGTGCCGGGAGGGCACTGGAGCGCACACATAGACGCCCACTTCTCGCCGTAGGGCAGGGCGGCCTTGTAGGTCCGCACCGCCTCCGGACCGGCATCAAGCACCTGCTGGGGGATTGGCATTCTGTTGCTCCTGCGGTGGAGGTGGAGGCGGAGGCGGCGGGACCATGTACCGTGCCACGTCGATGTCCATGGATCGTCCCCAGTCTTCCAGGAGTGCGTTGAACAGCTGCGGCTGCCCAGCCTGGAGCATGCCCTGCGCCACGGGCATCATGACCTGGAGGGCCTGGTTCATTTGTTCGACCTTGGTCCCCTTGTTGGGCTTCCTGGCGCTTCCAGCCTCAACGCGGTAGTCGAACTCACGGACGATCTCGTCCGGGCTTGCCGCCAGGACGTGCATCTGCCACGCACCCGCAGCCATGGGACCAAGCAGCGGGGCGATGTCCTGCGGCTGCACCAGCCACCTGGCACAGAACGCCTCCTTGCGGGCCAGGAGGGACATGGCGTCTTCCAGCTGGTTCGCCATGTCGTCTGGCCGGACTGATATCTGCTCACTCTTCACGGCGGCTTCTGCGGCTGACCTGAACTGATTTCTGGACATGCCGTAAATCAGCTCTGTCAGACCGACACGCCGGTCGAACAGGTTGGTGACCTCGGCCACAATTTGGAACAGCTCATTCGGCACACCGGGAAGATTGAAGACGCTGATCACGTCATTCACCGAACGGCCGATCGCTTCACTGATCTCTACGATCTTGAAGCCGGAATCATCGGAATCCAGGATCTTGGCTTTCAGGTCGTTGTCCGCGGCCTTGGCAACGCCGATGAGCGTCTGACTGGAGGTGGCGATCTTGGTGGCGATGAAGCTCATCGCATAATTGATGAAACGCAGCTCACCGATGCCTGGCTTAATGAGCGAGATGGGGTATGAATACCCCGGCTTGCCGTGCCACTGGAGGATGGTGCAGGGCCACCCGTCCGGCTCCACCCAGAACGGGATGGGCCACTGAGCCGCCTGGAACAGTCGCTGCGGCAGACCGCTCTCGTCCACCTCGTCCTGGATGATGTCCGGCGGCAGGTTCAGCGGATACGGCACGCCCTCGCAGACGACGATGTAGCAGAAGTCCCCCAGGGCGTCGAACTTGCCACGGAGCTTCTGGTCCGCATCCTTCAGGCGATCTCCGAACCCCGTCTTACTGTAGATTTCCCAGTACGTGACGAGGTCGTTGGTCTTGCCGTTCTTCTTCTTGTTTTCGTAGCCCACCTCACGGCGGCGGCTACGTGAGTCATAGGACTCACTGTGGCCCTTCAGGTCTTCTTCCGGGACGCCGAACTTCTGGGCGACAAAGTCCCGTGAGTGCGTGCGTCGGCGGGCGATCCAGCGGATGTCCTGCTGGTCGTCTGCGTCCGGATCCCAGAGGACGGCGTCGAACGTCTCATAGAACGAACCGGCGACACGGGTTTCCGTTCCTGGGAACTGGAACAACTCCGTGAACCAACACCCGGCCCCCTTGATCAGCGCCTCATCCACCACCTTGCGGCTGTGGTCCTTGAGGTGGAGTTCGTTGGGCGTGTAGTTCAGGTACTCCTCCAGGAGCTTGGCGATGACGCCACGCTTCTCAGAGAGGAACTGGGTCTGCTGGACCAGCTGCTGGTACATCTGCATGCCCGGATCAGGCATCATCACCGGCTGGCCGTCCGGGCCGATGACGGGCTGGCCGTCAGGCCCCATCTGCGGCACGGGAGGTTGGGGAAAGATCCCCAGCATCTGCGGACTCACCATGGGGTACTGGCGAGCCGTGACGTTCCGCACCGGGTTGCGGTGATGGATGACCGCGCCGAAGAGGCGAACGGCCTCCCAGACCCGGTTGATGGTCATGCGGAAGGCCGGCGGTGCCAGGCCCTTCACAAACCCCTTGACGCCCCGCGTGTAGTCATTGCGGAACATCCAGGCGTTCTCGCCGTCATAGAACTGCATGGCCTCATCAGCGTCCTCCTGAAAAGGCCGTTTGTGTTCCTTGGCGAGTTCGATCTTTTCCAGCCAACCTTGGACGATTGGCCGGAGCGGGTGTTCTTGCATGGCAGGGCCCTGGGCTACTGCTTATTGCCCCGCAGCTTCTGCTCCAGCATCGCAACCCGCTCAGAAAGCTGGGCGACACGCGGATCCCGCGGGGCGTAGGTCCAAGTGCCAAACCGCCGCCACTCCGTGCTGTCGTCCAGGCGAGGGTCATCCCGGTGGCGGACGCTGGGCTTCTCCACCCCGCCGTACCCTGGAGACAGGGCCCAGAGGGTGAGCGTGTCCTGGCCCACCTTGATGACGAACGCCATCACCTGATCAGACCCCTCATGGGCCTGATACAGCACCGTGTCGCCCACGGAGGCGGCCGGCATCTTCCAGTTCACTTTTTCGTCGGTCCCAGGCATACGTATCCCTTTCCGTCATCGCCCTGACGTTTCAGACGCTCGGCTCGCCATTTGACATACCACGGCTCAGGGCCTGGCCGGGCTGGCGGTTGGTGGTACTGCGGCTCATAGGCACAGAGGTATTCCAGGCATTGGCAGCTGTGGACCTCGCCGCGTGTGTTGGGCATGTCCGTGACGAACGGACCGTTGTTGGACTGCACCACCTTCTTCTTGTACCGACGCAGCTCGCGGTACAGCTCTGGCACAGCGTTCTCCAGGAACTTCAGCTGAGTGCTGCCGTCACCGCGGATGTGCAGCATTTGCCGCACTAGGGCGGTTCTCGCCTGGATGTCGTCGGACCCGGGGACGAACTGGAACCCAGACATTTGTGCCCGGATGTTTCGTTCCCGGAGTTGCTCCGAATACAGGTCGCATGGCAGCCTGCCTGAACCAAGGTCCCTCAGTGTACCTCCGTGCATGTCCATGATGAAAGCGTAAAAGTGCTGCCCTTCGCACTTGGCTGCGAACGCCTCGCCCCAGATCAGGGCGTTGGCGTTCCGCAGGTACAGCTCGTCATAGACCAGGATGAACCGCTCGTCCGGAGGCACTGCTGCGAACACGCAGGCCATGACGGTGTGTCCTGGGTCGATCGATACGTAGCGCGTCCAGTCAGGCGGAACGATGCCGTCAGGCAGCTCCGATCTGGGGAGGGTATGGACCATGGTGTTGAACGACGGGTACATGAGGATGGAGTCCTGGGTGAACTCGCCCTCTGCACGCATCCGCAGCTCATCGACGCCCAGGGCTGACCACCGGGCGATGTTCTTTTCCTTTTCTTCTTTATCGATATGGTCGTTGTCCAAAAATCTCAGGACGAACTTCTTGATCTGCGGGTTTTCCTTACCCTCCTCGGCCTCCTTGTCTGCCCGCTCGCACAGTCCCAGCAGGGCGTCGTTCTTGGAGTGCGGCATGGCACTCCACACCAGCCGGCCCTTACGGTCAGCCAAACGGGCCTGCATCTCACCCACCCAAGAGGGATTAGAAATATCCTCGTCCAGATGCACCAAATCGGCCTGAAAACCCTGGGGTGGCTCACCCTCAGAGGAAAAGAAGTTGACCGTCCATCCATTGGTCAGGACGACACGCTGGCAGTACCCGGCGTTCTTCAGCACCCATGACACGTCTTCGACCAGTCTGGGTGGCACCAATGGTGGCGCTGGCTTCGTCTCGGCTCGGCGGGCGGCGTCCTGGCCAGGGCGGTACGCACGCCACTCGCCCGTCTCCAGGTCCTTGATGATCCGGAACGCACCGGCCTTGAAGAGCATGGGGTAGGCCACCAGGCCGATGTGCGGCCAGTTCCGGCCCACCACCACTAGGTTGCCGCCCTCCTTGGGGTACTTGTCGAACGGATCAGTACCCGTCAATGCACGGGCGTCCTCTACGAACGTGGAGAGCGATTTGCCGGATCTGTTCCCGCCAAGCACTATCCGCTCAGACGCCATGCTGGCGTGCATCTGCTGCTGAAGCGGCATGGGCTCATACAGCCTGAGCGCTTCGATCTTCCGACTCTTCAGCTCCGCCTGGACCTCTTTGAGGTGGCCAAGCGTGTGCTGGGTCACGCCGGGGACGACCGGCGGCTTAGGATGGTCCGGGACCTTCCGCGGGTGCGGCTTCACTGAGGACCTCCACTGCACGGCTGACAGGCAGGGCCTTGAGCGTGATGGCCGTCTCCATCAGGCGCTGCCGCAGTTCCTCCTCCAGCTCGTCTTCGGTCCACACCGACAGAGGCTTCTTGGCACCGCCCATGGCTGTGTTGGCGTTCACCAGCCGCACCAGCGTCTCCAGCATCTTCGTCCGATGAGCCCCCCCAGGAGGCGAATCGTAGTACTGTTTCATGAACACATTGCCGAAACCACGCACGCCGCCGAAGTACTCCAGAAGGACTTCGATCAGCTCGGCACTGTGGGGGATCGTTGACCCGCCCAGCCTGGCCGCCTTGCAGAACACGTCCACCGCGTCCTGCTCTATGGCGTCCAGCCGCGAGTCCTTCTTCTTCTTGCGGCGTTTTCGTTCGTAGGACGACCGGCACGTCTTGCATTTGGGGTGCATCCTGCCATCGGCTGACCGATGGAAACTGGTCTCTGGCAGCTCCTGCTTACATTCGATGCAGGTCTTCTTCATAGCTTGCAGTGCCAGACGTTCCCGTTAACCACTGGCACCAAGCCGCAATCAGCCACCGCCCGCTTCACGCCATCGAATGCGTGGTAGTCATGGCCCGCCAGGATGTGCTTGGCCTTGGGCTTCCAGGCCAGGATGTCCTGCTTCACCGATTCGTAGTCATGCTCGGCATCGATGTAGACGATGTCGAACTGGCCGTCCCGGAACTTGGCTGCGGCGTCAGGCGACTTGGCCTTGACGGCGGAGATGTTCATACCGGCGGTGTTGCGCTGGAACACCTCAAACGGCGCCCCGGCCTGGCCGTCATACTGCTTGCAACCATCGTCGTTGGAGTTGCCGCCCCACGTATCCACGCAGGTCACATGTGCCGCCCCGGACTGGGCCATGATGATCGCACTGCGGCCAGCCCATGAGCCGACTTCCAGCACCACCGGCTTGCGGCGATGCTCGTCGCGGAACTTCTGCACCAGTGCAGCCAGGGCCTCGGCATCCGACTGCGGCAGGTCCATGCCCATGTCGTTGAAGCTCTTGGGCAGCCAGGTTGGTTCCGGGAGATCCACCAGCTTGGTGACGCAGCCGGCCTCCACCGCACCGCGGAGTTTCTCCGACACATGGGCGGCGGTTATGATTACAGGCTTGCCAACGCACTTGGGCTTCCAGTGACCAGCCCAGGCGTCCCAGTTGCAGAACACCGGGTTGTAGCCCAGCTTCTGGACGCCGACGAGCGACAGGTCCCGCGTCATCGTCACGTCTTCGGTGCTGGCCTTCTCTGCGGCGTAGCGGTCCTTCCACTCGTAGTAGAACCACGGCTTGTCCGCCTCGGACCGCGGCTCGGTCACGTCAAAGGCCCGCATGTCGTACATGATCAGGCCGGTGGGTAGTGCAGCGCACTCCTGGATGCCGGTCATGTTGTGGCCGGTGTTCCGGTCATACATCTCCAGCTGGTAGTCCGGATTGGCGTGTTCCGACTGCATGTTCTGCCAGCGGAACACGTACACGCACTCCGCCGGAGGAGGGCCGCAGTAGGGGGCCCCAATCACACACGGCCCCTTGAAGTAGTGATTCACCAGGAAGTCGAAGCTGCTGTGGAAGAACGGCTTCGCCCCTGGCTGGCCGGCGTTGATGTCCGGCTTCATGTCGGAGTCCACCATCACCAGCACATCCAGCCCGTAGTCCCTGGCCATGAGGACGGCCCGGTTGCGGGTCATGGTGATGGGCGTGTCAGACAGGTTCCAGATGCGGACCTGTTCGATCCTGTCGGACTTGGACAGGTCTGCGACCAGCGGCACCATCCACTCTCGGATGTCAGGCACCTCAGAAGAGATGCCGCCGTTGCCGCCGTAGGAGAACGTACAGAATCCGACGCTGAACTTCTGGTGCATGCCTGGGCTCCAAGGGGGAGCCGTCAGTGTACGGGCGGCCAGTATGTCGGTGCAAACCTACCGCTTGCGGCGAGTGGGCGGACCCCAGGTGTTGTTGTTGGACGGCGACCTATATGCCCCGCCTATCCTCGCCCCACCTGTTGCCACTGGGTCGGTGTACGGATCGTACAGACGCTGCCCCGTCACCGGATCTCGTCGCTCTCCTGGCCGTGTAGTGTCGCTGCCGATTACTCCTGTTCCCCGCGGATCGGTGTACCCATCGTAGATGCGGAACCCGCCAGACTCTCGCCAGCCTGGGCCGCTGGAGCCTGGAGAAGCCCGGAGCGGCTTGGGCGTGTCATCGTCTTCAGTTTTTGACGTGCCACGCTTCGTCCCAGAAGTGCGTGTCGGAATTGGCGATGCCCGGCCAGGTGCAAACGTCTCCCGGACGGCGCCCTCCTCGTCTAGTTCGATAAGCCCCTGGCTGCGCAGGAACTCTATTGTGGAGGGCTGGTCTGTTGGGGCCGCACGCTCGGCCAGCTTCTTCTGGTCGAACAGTGACCGCAGCTCGGCATCTGAGTACGCACGCGGACCGCGGGGGCCGACGGTGTCATAGCTAGGAATCTTTCTCATCGGCTCTGGTCCTAGCCGCTCTATGGCCCTGTTGAAGGCATCCACGTAGCCGGCGCCTCCACGCATGTCCTGGGCCATCATCTGCATAAGCGATTGTTCTCTTGCGGCTTTGGCTGCGTCACTGGCATTGCCTTCTGTTAGGTGCCGCCAGGAATTGGCGAAGTTAGCCCGGTCCTCCGGACTAGCGTTCGCGATGTACTGCCGGAACTCCTGGTCATCCTGCGCAGTCATTTGCTGGCCCGGAGGGATCGGTTGCGCTGCACCGGGACGTGGCAGGCCGGGGCCGCCGGAGCCCGGAACAGGCAGCCACCCCTCGGACCTGCTACCCTCGTTCACCTTTTGCCACTTCATCCCCTCCGGCAGCGGCTGAGTCGGGTTGTTTTGCCACGGCAGGCTGTAGTTGACTCCAGGGATCGGCTGGGCAGCCCCTGGAGTTTGCATTCCAGCACCGCCTAGCCCACGCTCATTTAGGTACTGCCGCTGTAGTGCTTGCTCCCGGAGACGCTCGCCTTCCGGACCACGGTAGTCGGCGGTGATCCTTATTGTTTGCCGCCACTGCTGATATCCGGGGTCTTGCGATAGATCGACTTGGGAGAGTTGCTGGCTTGGAGGGATAGGCTGTGCTGCGCCTGGAGGTGGTAGGCCGGGTCCTGGCTGGTCCCTGTCGTCAATCATGTCGCCGTCTCGGTCACGGAAATCCTGTGTTCGCATCGAACCAGGAGGTGCGTTAATTGACCCGCCGTAGCCTGGGGCAAATGAGCTGGGCTGACCTCTTTCGGCCAGTTTGCCACCAAGCTGGTAAACTCCGTTTGGCCCGCCCTGGCCCGGCTGTTGGGCCGCCAATCTTGCTAGGTTTTCTTGCTCGGCGGCGCCCTCCGGAGTATTGCGCAGCCACCACTCGTAATGTAGCTGTTCGTCTCTTCGGAGTTCGTCGGCTTTTACAGTTAGTTGCTGTTTATCTTGCGGTGTAACGTAAACTGTTCGCTGTGACAGCGAGCCCTCATTCAATACATGCGGAACGAGCCCCCGGGCGGGTTTGTCTGACATGGCGGGCGTCCCGGCAGGGCGATAGCCTTCTGGCATTACAGGAGAGAAGGCCGTTGGCGGGTGCATCGGCGGAGACGCAGGCTGCTGCGGGCTTCGGAAAGCGGGCCAGTACTCCCCGTTTGGGCCAATTGGGAGGTCGGTCAACGGCTGACCGTATGGCAGGCCAGTGCCGGGGTTGATTGGACGCTGCACAGAAAACGCCGGCTGTGTCGCGTACATCGGCGGCGCCGACTGCTGCCCTAGTTGGGAGAGAAGCTGGTCCTGGAACCCTTGTGGCGGAGTGAATCCGTACTGGCCGAACATGCCCATCAGAGCATCCACGTTGCCAGTGGCAAACGGATTGCCTTGATAGCGACCTTCCTTGATGTTGTCGGCGGCCTGGCCCCATGTCGCCCCAAGTTCAACTGGCTCCGGACGCCGGCCACCCATGACGCCCTGGTTGTACTGGGCCTGGTTCTGGAGGAACTGCTGGACGAATGCGTCCTGCTGGTTCTGGTACGCCTGAAGGCTTGGCATGGAGCCGAACGGCGTCTGTACGCCCTGCTGCCTCTGAAACGCGCTCATGTTCAGCGGCGCGGATTGCGGTTGCGCGTCATAGCCGGGCGTGTTTGGACGCTCGCCCTTGCGGGACGTGAAACCCATGAATGGGTTGGACTGATTGCTACGTGTATCCATGACCACTCCTACCGTGCGTAGATCGGCTGCGGTGCGACGCCAATACCACCGCCGCCCCAACCGATAATGCGTTTTGATCCGTCAGGGTTGTAGTTGCGATGCCAACTTTGGGCCTGCATCGCATTGGGCCCCCAGAAGTCTGCAAACGTCACGCCGCCTGGGAACGGGTTGTATCCCGGTTGGTTTTGCGGAAGGCTGGCCAATCGCTGACGCTCTGCTTCGGCCGACGAATCGATTTGCTGCATGCGTTGGCTGAATTGTGACCGCATATTATCTGGTAGTGCAGAAGACACTGACTGCCTAGCAGATGCCGCATCTGATGCGTAGCCGTTCATAACCAACCGATCAGCTGCTGATTGGGCCACGTCCATCAGGTTCTCGCCAGGCCCGGCTCGTCGCAGCATGTTCCTGGCTGTATTCCCAGCCCAGTCACGCTGCTGAGATCCGGCTGGCGTACTTGCCCACTGCTGGGCTGCGGCATCTACGCGCTGCTGGTAGCCACTGTCGCCCGTCGATGACTGATACGGAGTCCCCGCGCTGGCGGGAGGAATTAGCTGGGCCCGTCCCATGGTCGGCATCGGACCGCCGGTCTGCGGCCCCATGACGCTGTCATATGTGGGGAACGGGCCGCCCGTCGGAGGGTTGACATAGTTGCTGGAACCCTGGCCGCTCATCCAGTCGTCATAGGTTGGGAATGGACCGCCGGTCTGAGGCTGGGATGGTGGAGTAGATGGCTGCGTCACGCCAGGAGAAGTTGGCGTCGGTCCGCCGGTTTGTGGCTGGCCTCGCATCCAATCGTCATAGGTTGGTATTTGGCCGCCCTGCTGCGATGACGTACCGCCACCGGAAGACTGAATTGGCTGGGCCTGACCCATGGTCGGCATTGGTCCGCCGGTCTGAGGCTGGCCACCGTAGGCAGGCATGCTCGCCGGCTGCGGGCGTGGAGTGGCTGGCCGGCTGCTGGGGGCCGGCTGCGACTGCTGGTTGTAGATGTTGAACGTCGGTGCCTGCTTGGCCTGGCGCACCTGATTGCCGTAGGGGTCCATCTGCCCCTGGGCCCGCAGTTGATTCTGGCGACCACGTGATCCAAAACCGGCATGCCCAAACGCGCTCATCGCTCGCCCTGCTTGTTGGTCATGGAATCAGTGCCCACGCCATACCCATGGAGCATCCTGAGCCGCTCGGCATCCATCTGGGGCTCCGCCTGTCGCACCTCATTGATGAGCTGCCGGAGGTAGTCCAGGTTGGGTATGGCTGCGTCCATCTACAGAAAAAGCCTCTGACCCAGTCGCCCAGGTCAGAGGCTTCCCCCTAGCCCCAGAAGGGCGTGAACGGTTCAGACCCCGCAGTTGACGATCGCCAGCACCGCGGAGCCGGTCGTTGCACCGGCAGAGCAGGCGATACCGATCACACCCAGGCCGTTGTTTCCAGCAGCCGTGGTCGCCGCACCAACGCCGCTCGGCGTCACGCGGCCAGCCGTGGTCGCACCGGCCGTCGCAGCGGTGATCGCCGCGAGCCGGTCGCCCACCGCCACCTCAGTACCGGAGAGAGCGTGAGCCACCTCGGTCGGACCGGAGACGGTCACCCAGAACACGTCGTTGGACGCCACCCCGGAAGCCGGGAGGAACTCGTCAACGACGCCGACACGCTCCTCATTGGTGACGGCCGAATAGCCGTCCACCTCGGAGAACACCGCCGTGCCGGCCGTGCCCACCCGGAACCGCACCACCCGCTTCGGCAGCAGGGCGCCACCGGAGCTGTTGCGGACGGCGATGCAGGTCTTCAGCCGGTTGCTGCGGATCGCACCCGTCGAAGGGTTCACGTCGGGAAACTGCTTCACGCAGCCCACCCAACCCGTACCATCGGCAGTGGACGACACGCCCAGGGTCTGGCCAAGAGCGAACGGCGGATCGATCGTCAGAGACATGCGACTCACTCCTAACGGGTCAGGCGTAGTTCTTGAACTTGATGAACGACCTGGGCGACTTGAACTTCATGTTGCCCAGCGTGGAGACACAGTAGCGATACGATTGGGTGACCTCGTCGTAGAACGGCCCCTCGCTGTTATACATCTGCGACTCCATGTTCAGGAGTTCGATGTTGCCGATGGCGAGGCCGTATCCGGTGTCCGCCGGGACCGCGTACTCCGTGCCCACTTCCACGCCGTCGATTTCGACGGTGTTGAAGCCGAACGACCGCAGGCCGTTCTCGCGGGAGACGATGACGCGCTCCTTGGAGTCCTGCTTGTTGAGGAAGTCGATGTAGAGCTTCCGGTCCAGGACCACCAGATCGATGGCGTCTTCCTTGGTGTCGTTCCGCTTGGCGTAATGCAAGCCGGCCCGGATCGCCTTCACACAGTTCTCCGCCCAGGTGGCAGAGCTGCCGCCCCAGAACGTGGACGTGTAGTTCACCAGGATGGGCGAGTAGAAATCGTACTCGCTGTCCGCCTTGCCGCCCGGCCACGTGCCGGTCAGCTGCGAGCCGCCGTAGTAACCCAGCTGGGTGTTGAGCCCGGCGTAGGTATCCGACGGGTAGGCAAACGGGTCCGCAGCATTGGCCGAACGCTGGGTGCCATCGGTCACGTGGAGCGTGCCGTTGTTGCCGAAGAACGACTCCAGGCCGTGATACCGAAGCTCGTTGCCGCTGGCATTGCCGTCATTCCAGACCTCCTGCGAGAGGTACTGTTCGATGGAGGTGAGGAGACGGCTGGCCATCTTGCCGGCCACGTTGACCAGGGCGCTGGTGCCTCGGTTCTCCAGAAGCTCCTTGCGGTAGATCATGTCCGTGGCCTGATAGCCCCGGTACTCAAGCTCCGCTTTCTTCCACAAATTCTGGCGGCTGAAGGAGCGAGGAGTCTCGCCGTTGTTGCCCTGCGGCTGATGCAGCCTATAGGACACCTCCCAGTCGAAACCCCTTCCGGCCATGTTCATCCGGATGTTGCCGCGACTTTCGATGGCAGCGAACACCATGTACTTGCGGAGGGAGGCAATCTCCTCCTCACGCAGGTGGTTGACGATCGTCGTTGCAATCGACCGGGCGAAATCAGTGGACGAAGGCATCGCTTAGTAACTCCCTAGATGGACCCGTCTTTGACCAGCTGCGCCCGTAGACGCTCCTCAAAGCTCATCTTCGACTGCGGAACCCGCGGCTCCGTAGCCCCGCCGCTCCTGCTCGGCGCGCGTGTCGCACGCTGTCGCAGGAACTGCATGTTCGATTGGGCCTGCGGCTCCACCGGAGGCGGCTCCGGCTGGGGCGGAGGCGCCTGCGGCGTGGCGAACATCTGCTGCACCTGCTGATAGCGGAGATTCAGCAGATCACGCTCCAGCATGCTGGTTGCGTACTGCCATCTCCCTTCAGCCGTGGCGATGCCCGCCTGCGCGGCCTGTGCGATGTAGCCCCGGATGGCCTGACCCTCTGGGGTCACCTGTCCGTTGCCGTCGTACAGCCAGTCGGAGTTCTGCTGCTCCAACGACTGCACGTAGTTTTGTGCGGTGTATTGACCCAGCTGCTGCTGAACCAGCTCCTGGGCCTTCTGCTGGGCGATCGATTCGATGAAGGGCTTCAGGGTCCCTTCAGGATCGGTGACGAACTTCTTGGCGAAGTTGGCCGTGTACGCCTGGTACGCCCTGATCTGAGCCTGGGCGTCGATCGGTGCATCCTGGGCGATGACCTCGCGGCCGGTCTCAGGATCCCGGACGATGTACTGACGCCATTCGTCCTTCACCTGCGGAGGGTCCCACCACTTGGGCTGGGCGGGAGCCTGCTGCTGGGTGGCCTTCTGCTGGGCCTGCCACTGCCGGTACTGCTCGGCGTTCTGCATGTACTCCAGGGTCGCCGGCATCATGGACTGATACTGGCGGAGCTGGCCCTGGGCGTCGCGGTAGCCCTGCATCGACTGATACAGGGTGCGAGCGATCGTTACGTCATCGGCTCCGTTGAACTCCGGCAGCTGCTTGAAAGCGTCATAGACGCTCCCGGCCGGCTGGGCCGATGCTTGCGTGGGCTGCGAGTTGTCAAAGGACTGCTGCGGTGCCGCACTCTGCGGCGCCGACTCCGGAGCTTGCGACTCCGGCGACGGCATTGCGTCGTCGCTCATCTCTTTCCTTTCAGGTGGCCAGGGGGTGCCTGTGGAAAGAGTGCCCGTGGTCTGCGGATCGCAAACCGATTTTGCCTATGGCGACGTGTACTGCCGCAGCAGCTCGGAGGTGATCGCCTGTTTTTGCCGCTGTTGAGCGCCGTCCGGGGCGAGCATGCTGCCCGCTGCGAACGGGGCTACAAACGCTGCGCCACCGCCAACGTCTTCGGCAAAAGCCCGTGGCAACTGCCGGATTGCCTTGCCGGCGTAAGGCACAAACGGATCCGTGGCCGTACCCAGGACGAGCCCGCCAAGGACGTGCGTCCATGGTGAGGCATCAGGGAACGCCCGTTGCAGCAAGTCCGTTTCGTCTACGGTCGTCAGCTCTGGTGGAGGCCGATAGTCTTCGCGGCTCACGTCGTAGAGGGGCCGTGCACGCTCCGCGGCAAGGTAGTCGTCGTAAGCCCGCAAATGCGCTGGCCGGCGGCCGACATAAGCCGTGAGTGGGTAAGTCAGGCCATCCACTGCGTTGGAGAATTGCGCAGCCGCTTCTGGGCTTTGGGCAGGCTCGCCCATGGCGGTAAGGACCTGATCGGTTGCCATCTGGCCAGCGCTCATCAGTGCCTGGAAAGGAGCCATGACAGCACCCGTGCGTGACGCACCGGACCATGGCGGAGCCATGCCTGCGGAAAATGTGTCGGACCGGAGCTGGGACGTGTCCATCCCAGACCACCCCAGGCGGCCCTTCACGTCCTGCCTGAGATCGGTTGGAACTCCCCGGAGGGCCTCTTCAACTCCGTCGATGATGTTGGCACGCCGCTGGTCACGCTGCCACATCCCTTGTGGCTTGACGTACTGGGGCGACCAAGAGTTCAGGAAGTCGGTGCGGTACGGATACTGCTCGGCTATCGCAGCCGCCGTTGGGCGAGGATGCTCCGGCAATGAGGCATTGGCGGCCTCGTCCCGCAGCTCGCGGATGCGGGCTGCAATCCGCATCGCCTCTTGCAGGACCATTCCATCACGGCCCGGCTCCATCAGCCCACCTGCCTGGCAGTGCCAGTGAGATCAATCAGCAACGGACTCATGGGAGAGGAGAGTTCCTGAGCCTGGCGGGCCATGCGGACTCGCTCCAGCATGGACTGAGCCCGGATCTGTTCGATGTCCTTCTCATGCTCCATGCGACGAATCTCCCGGAGCTGGGAGACGCGGGACTTCATCTCGTCACCGATGGCGTCGTTTACGTCGTCCGCGGCCTTGGCCAGGACGCCTGCCTGAACGTCAGGTGTAATGACAGGGACAGGAAGACCGACCTGCGGAATGTTGAACGCGGCGCGGGGTCTCGCCTGCTGGTTGGCCTGGTTGTTGGCTGGGCGACGTTGCTGACCCACGGGAGCCAAGGGATTGGCCGGGATCTCGTCCCGCTTTTCCTTGGGCTGATCGCCAAACTGCTCGGCAAAGCCTCTGCGGATCGACTCCTCCAGAATCGCATTCAGGTCCATTAGGTCTTCCTCTTGGCCTTCCAGCAGGCCATGCGTACCAGGGCACGTCCGGCAGTGCGGATGAACGGCAGGCCACGCTTCTTGGCCGTCTCCTCCATCACGTCCACTATCTCTTCAATGTGCTTCACGGCCTCGTCTGGACCCCATTCGTCCATCTGGCGGGCCATCTTGTTGCACTTGCAGGTAGGGGAGGCGTGGATCCCCATGGTGGACAACATGGCCTTCAGCTCTGTGCCTGGCCCGGGGTGGGGTGCGTACTTGGCCCGTATCCTCTGGAAGTGATGCTCCGGCATCTCCAAGTGGGTGTCGGAGACCTTGGTGGCAAAACGCAAGACCTCTTCCGTGTACCCGGGCTTACGGGAGGTGGCGGCCTGTTCCAGCTTGGCTATGGATATGAGGTGCTTCATGGCGGATCGTCTGCTGATTCGCAACAGGCACCAGGGCACAGGAACGGATTCAAAGCTCTACCGCTGCCAACGCAACAGTAGTAATCCGAAGTGCCTTCCGGAGAGCCAGCGTAGGCTCGCCCAGGGGGGCATACGTTTGCGCCGCCTGGCTCAAAAGGGAACAGTTCGACACCACCGGGGTCCTGGCACAGGTCATTTACGCAACAGCGACAGGGTCCGCAGTCTGCGTCTGTCGCGCATGACTCTGGACACTCGCCGCACACGCCATCGTTACAGCACTGACCCTCTGGGCAGTCCTCGTCGGACTCGCACTCGCACGGCACGCACTCCTCGTCTACGCAGCATTCGCCCTCTGGGCAGCACACACCGGCACAGCAGGTCTCGCCAGGGTCGCAGCAGACTGCCCCAACATCACCTGGACAACAGGTCTGATCGTTGTTGCAGCACACGCCCTGGCCGTCGTTGCAGCAGTACTGGGCCTCGGTGCAGCAGACCTCTGACTCACCAACCCCTATTTCATAGACAGTGCAGCACTCCCTGGGATTCTCACAGCAGACCTGGGACTCTCCTGTGCCGCAGCACACGTCCGGGTCCTTGCAGCACACCTTGTTGCCGTCAGGGCCGCAGCACTCGCCATCCAGCTTGACGCAGCAGCAGGTGCAGCAGGGCATTACCAGCTCCAGTTGCAGGACCAGTAGCCGGCCGTGAGCTTGTCGGTCTTCTCGTCACAGTTGTGACGGGCTTTGAAGTTGGCCCTGCGGCCTTCATCTCCATGACCGCCACCGGAGCCGTCCCGGTAATGGCCCATGGAGGCATCGCCAAACCGGACGATCCGCTCCTCGTCGCCCACCTTGGCGCGGACGACGAACTTCTTGCCACCCTGCGTGTCACGCACGGGACGGTTGGGGATCAGCCGGCGGATGTTGTCTTCACTTGCCACTGAGCTTGTTCCACTGCTTCTGGTCCGGATAGCCCTTGTCACCCGGCTTGGCCGGAGCTTCACCACGCTCACGCTTGGCGTGGATGTTGGCCCACAGACCAGGCCGCAGCTTGCGGATCTTGTCTCCGTTTGGGTCACTCATCGTTCACCTGCGGAGCCAGTAAAAACGGCAGAGACATAAACATGTTCCGCCTGTATCGGTACTCTGGGTCCAAGGCAGACAAACCGCTGTGCCGGACCGACGGCAGCGGACTGTCAGCGCTGCTTCCAAAATACGCAACACTACGCGGCGACTCGTCACCAACCAGGATCCCCTGGTATCCCATCTGTTTCATTTCTGGAATCAAGCTGGCCGCCTCGTTCCACTGACCGTACATGGGATGCGATTCTTCTAATCTGTCGTAAGGATACGCCGATCCTCCGCGTTCTATCGCCCTGTAACGGACGGCCGGCAGCCGATACCACGCTTCGTCGCTGGCATCCTTACCAGGCAGCTCAACACCCGTCCTTTGAGATGATGCTAACCCATTGTCTCTGTCGGCTATGAAAGCGTGCCATTGATATTTATTGTCCGATCCGCCCAGGCGGTGCAGTCTTCCCAGGAGTTCGTCCACGTCCATAGGACGCGGAGCCCGGTCCAGGCCGGCGACATGGCGTGCGCCCCATAGCGGGTAAACGGCGTATGGGTTTTGCGCCGCGTTTTGAGCCATGTCCGGCGTGAACGACGTGTACACAAGTCCGTTGCGCGATCTCCCTAGAACAGAAGCCTTCCCAGGGTCGTCCCAGCGGTACATCGTCTGGCCAGGCATAAACCCCAAGGCGTAGGCTCGCTGTTCACGCCCGGACGGTGACATGTCCAGCTGTCCAGAACGGACGCGGTCAATCACGTCCGCTGTCACGTCATGGGCAGCAAGAAAATCTAGATACTCCTGCGTTACCCCTTCTTCTGCCACGGATCTGGCAAGCTCATCCATGCCAGTCTGATAACTGCTGCTGTTGACTCGCCTTGCCTCCGGATTCATGCCGGTGACCGAAAGTGCGTCTAGGACTTTGTGCCTGGTCACAGGCGGCAATGACCTGGCGCGCGCCCCTGCAACTGGCAGTAGCCGTCTGATGGAAGCGGCGAAGTCAGCCATTGCACCCTACGCCATCTGAGGCCGGTCACTCATCGTCTTCATCCGGCCAGAAAAGGAACCAGTAGATGTCTTCGCCCATTTACTCAGTGTCCTGAGACAGGGCATCCAACCACCAAGGCGACGTTGCCAATCCGGTAGCGAGCCCAACACGCATGGGCGTGCGTGGGTCGTCGGCAACTCGCTGGACACCATGCAGCAAGCCGGCTATCCGCGCCGCAGCGTCCTTGCCCTGGTCTGCGTAGGACCTCTGGTAGGCGTCCCACGGCACATCAGCAAACGGCCTGCTACCGCCGGCCATGCGGGCGACCATCTCATCCGCCACCAAGCCAAGGCCAGGAACGCGGTCCAGAGCCGCCACCGCACGTGACTGCCAGGGCATGCCGTCAACGCCCAACATGGCGGCGCGGTTGTAGCCATGCATCACCTCATGGCGACGCACATTCCTGTCACCAACCGGATACACCACCGCACCGATGGTTCCTTTGTCCTGATAGATTTCAGGACTGTGAACGAAGAGCCCTTCCCAGCCGTCCGCCTTCAGAGCATCCTCGGCGTACTGGACCAGAGGGTCTGCGCCGCTCTGCACGGGATGGGCCATCGGCTCTAGGGCCCGGTACTTGAGTTCGCCAGCGTCCAGGGACCTGTACGGCAGGTCCACCATCGCACGGCGGGCGGCCAAGAGCTTCCGGATGCGGGAGGCTGGGTCCATGCGGACTAATGCCCAACCACGCCGAACCGGGGGCCGAAAACCTGCTGGGAGCGAGGACGGGGGCAATAGGCACCCCCACCTATACAAGCAAGAAGTTGAAAATCGATTTAGGGGCATCCCCACCCCTACAAGCTTCCAATTTAAATTCGGCTAGGGGCCGGCAAACGGGAACCACGCCGAACCGGGATGTGGGAAAAAATCCAGGAGGGGATATGACAAATGACTGATTCGACGATTGGGGGGGGGCCGGGGGGCGTCTTGGCCACCCTCCGATCCACCACCCCCTCGCCGCCCCGGTCCGGCGGCGTCCGGGCTGCTCATCGCCCCGGGCCGCAAGCCTCGGCGGTGCAAGGGGTTGCGCGTCTGCCGACGTTCGTACGGCGATTCCCCCCTTTTGGGCCGCGTGGATGCGGCGGTGGCGGGCGGGATCGGCCGCGTGGCGTGGCGTTGTGCCGTGCATCTGCAACCTTCGACCCGGTGCCGATGGTCGCGGGGCGGTGCCGCGCTTCCCCGTTGGGGCATGCTGCGGCGTGTTCGGTGGGGCGGGTCATCCCCCGGGGCGGCGACAGTGCGCGCCCCGGGGGCGTTTCCCTTTGGTCAGGCCTGCCACCACGGGCGTGGCTCGGCTGCGGGCCGGGCCGGGCGGTCTGCGGCCCGGGCGTACTCTGCTTCAAGGTCAAACGGAAGCCCGCGGTGTTCCGTTCCGTCCCCGGGCTGCGCTGGCGTGCCGCGTGTCGGCGGTGCCGTTCCCGGGCCGGTGCCGATGATGCTCGGCGTGGTGCCGGGTTCATGGACGGCGGCGGTTGGTCCGATCCCCTGCGACGCCAGAACGGCATCTAGGGCGCTTTCCGCTCCGGCGGCACGGGTTGCTGCGGCGCGTTGGAGACTGCCCCAGCCATCGGCGGTCGCGGCCAGTTGCAACGGCGTGAGGTTGGCGGACCGCTCACGGTAGACGGCCATCGTCGCCATTTCCACGGCGCGTGTCTGCTCATCGCCCCGGGTGCGCTGGGCGCGTGGCATGAGGCGAGCCCACCCGTAGCGTCGGCATGCTCTTACCTCCCATGCGGCGGCGATGCGGGCCGATGCGGGGCAGCGTTTGGCGTGGTTCCGGAAGAGAATCCGATCCAGCGCTGTTTGGGCTAGATCGTCTGCGGTGCTGGGATCGTATCCGGCTCGGATCGCAGCCCCGTAGATGATCCTGCGGGCTGCGTTCCATTCTTCGGCGGTGGTGTTGGGGTGGTTCATGGTTTCAATTCTCCGGGGTGTTACATGCCTAGCGTTGGCATGTACTGGGATTGTAGCAGGGTGTGAAACAAAGTCAACGTCTGCGTCTCTTGGCCGGTGTATACGGTCTGCGGTTGGCGGGACACTCCCAGCGGTAGCGCTGGACGACCTGTAAAGTGTCATTGTCGGTAACGGTGACATAGGCCACGGTGGCCTTTGTATAGGCTCGCGTGACGTTCGCCACCCAAGCGACGACTGCCGGTAGGCTTTCGTTCTGAGCGTGACGATAGAGCGACGATATCGGTATGCCGTGAGTGCGGGTTTCTGCGATGATCTCGGCGGTGAACACTGTGCGATTCTCCGGGGCGGTTGCCCCTCCCGGGCCAATTCCCGGGAGGGGTGGGGCGTGACGCTCATTCCTTCGATGCGAGCCGGCCGGCGTTCTCACTAAGAAAGGACCGCAGCGCCGGGGTGGCTTCGATGAGCGCTTCCCATTGGCTGCGGTAGAGCGTCGTAGGCCAACGGCCGAGACCGTAGACGCTCACGGCTCCCTTCTCTGACACCTTGAAGGTGATGCGCTTCACACTGGCAACGGCGGCGGCTGCCTTGGCTGCCTCCAGTTCGGCTCGGAGGGCGGCAAGTTCAACGTCGCGTGGGTCGGGAATCTGCTTCGGCATGGTATCGGCTCCGGGGTGGTAACTGCGGGGCCGTCGATCGGCCCCCCGTGAATAGTTCACCGCGGCACCCCAAAAATTTTTCCGGGTCGCGGTGAACTATTTAGGGGCGACGAAAATCGGCCGGTTCGGTCGGTCGCCCCCCAGTGCCATGCCCTCCGGGGCTGGTATTTGGGTGCGGGCAGCGCAGGGGCTTTTGCCCCGTGCGGACAGCGCATGGGCTCTCTTTCCGTGCGGACAGCAATGGAGGTTTTCCATGTACAAGGTTGCGCAGATTCTCCAGCCCGGTGAGGGTAATGCCAAGATTTCCCACCATGGCACTGACTACAAGGTCTTCACCATCTCACTGGCATCGTCTGACAGCTCTGGACATAACACCTGTCCACGGGCTTTGAAACGCTCTGTCATGGAGTGGATGCTGGATCAGGGTAAGGACATTCATGACATTGCCGCCTATGCCAATGCCCGTGGGTTGTCTACCTGTTCTGGCCCCTGTGTCACCTGGGAGGCAGGCCATGGCAGGACTGACCATGTGCGTCAGGCCAGGGTCAACCTGACCAACTGGTTGTTTGAGAATCCCCGGTCGTTCAAGGCGTACCTGCTGCGCCAGATGACCAGCCTGACCAAGTACCACTCTGACGCTGAGATCGCCTGTCGGCCCAATGTCGATAGCGATGTCAACTGGCTGGCACTGGTGCGGGAGATGTTCGACTTCCTGTGGCGGTTCTGGGACTACACCAAATGCTCTGAGCGGCTGGGCAATGTCCCCTCCAACTACCACCTGACCTACTCCGTCAACGACGGTACGCAGGCCAGGGACTGGGACAGGGTCTACCGCACCAACTCCAACATCGCCGTGGTGTTTGACTCCCTGTGGAACCCATGGGGGTCCAAGTTCGGCTACCTGCCTGCCACCTGGACTGACCCGTTTGGCAGGGTCTGGCCTGTGGTGGACGGCGACCGGCAGGAACTGCGGTTTCTGGACCCTGTCGGCGTCTGCGTTGGCCTGCGTCTCAAGGGTGACGAGGACAAGCGGGACGATGCCTGCGAGACCGACTTCGTTGCGCCAGTGGGCATCACTGGCTTTGACACCATCCATCCGGCCGATGCCCCGGTCGGCCATTACCTGGGAGTGTGAGCATGAACTACGACTGGCTGGGTTATGGACTGCTACTGAAGTTTGACAACGGCACCGTCTTCCTTCAGGGGGACGAGGCATCTGAGTTGTACGACCAACTAGAGGAATGCAGCAGCGTAGAGGAGTTTGGGTTGCTGATTGGTGACTACGCGGAACTGGCCGAAAAGGAGGACTGACATGTACGACGTGCTATCCCCTGACGGTTTTTCTATAACGCCTGACGAGGTCTACCCGGATCTGGAATCGGCCCATGCTGCGGCGGTGGCATTTGCCGAGCGGTTTCAGTTTCAGGGCTTCTACAGCACTGCTAGGCGGGAGCGTATCCCGCTGACTGACATTGCGGGCAGGTGCCGCATTGTTGAGGTACCGGACGACTACTTGGAGGAGGATGAGTGATGAGTCACACACCAGGACCGTGGCACTACCACTACGCCACTGCGGTTGGCGAGGAAAGCGAGGACGGCGACTACAACGCAGCATTCGGAATCACCAGCCGCAGCAAGGAAGAGTTCCAGGCAGACGGCAACCGCGGTGATCTGGTGGCCTATGTGCCATGGGACTGTGATCACATTGCCAATGCCCGCCTCATCGCCGCTGCGCCGGAGATGCTGGCTGCCCTACGGGAACTTGTCCACTATGACGAAGGCAGTAGTGAGCAGGGGTCTTACGGATACGAAGTTCTGAGTCGATGCAAGTCAGTCATTGCCAAAGCAGAAGGGAGGGAGTGATGGGCATTACCAATCCGTCTGCCGCGTGCGAATTGCACAGTGCGTTGGCTGACATGCTGGAGGAGTATGAATACGACACCGAATGGCATGAGCGGTCCGGGATGAACGCCCGGTCACAACGCGACATCATTCTGCGGGCGAAGCAGGCTATCGCTCACTTCACTGGAGAGCCAGTGGCGCCGTGCTACTGGGAGGCCGGGGACTACGAAGAACCGGAGGATGCGTGATGGCACATACACCTGGACCGTGGGAGGTCCACCATTGGGGTGACAACGAGGGCGACATTCACGGCAGCGACGGCAAGGTGGTGTGCGTGATGCGTGACGGTGCCACGCCACAAGAGGAGGACTGGGAGGGCGATGCCCGCCTCATTGCAGCGGCACCGGACCTGCTGCACTGCGTTCTGCTGCTTGACTACGCCTGCCATCACGGTGATCGCAAGTGCCTGGAGGCTGCGGTGGCGAAGGCTAAGACACTCATAGCCGAGGCCGGGCAGAAGACTGCCGAAGAGGAAGAGGACGAAGAGGAGGACGAGTGATGCCGAACGCAATGCCCTACCACTACATCCAACTGTCGATCGTCATGCGTGACTGCGTTGACCCGGTCGATGCCGTGCGTCAACTGGGTCGCCTGATGCCCCACAACCCGGACGAAACGACCAAACACATGGAGTCATGGACTGTGGAGCGGATCAGCGGCACGGACTGCGTGGAATATGACCGCACCACCCACTCACGGGAACTGGAACTGGAACAGGTAGTGCAACATGCAGAAGGGAGGGAGTGATGAGCCTTGACTGGACTACAAACCGCTGCGATCCGCCTCTGCCCAAGGACGATGAGGACAGGCATGCCAGGGACATGCTGGTGTGGTCGGCCCTCGCCGTAGACCTGGGGGAGATCACCAAGAAGAACGTGGACGAGTGGGTATGGCGGATGTTCTACCAGCGGAAGACAACCGAGGCGATCTACATCCCGGACAAGACGACGCCGGCCGAGGTGCGGCGGATGGTGGAGCGGTGGGTGGGGCTGGGCACAAACGTCCTGACCCTGAGCCGCAAGCAGTGGCTGAAGAAGGTGACCGAGATCATGGCGAATCGCAACACAAGGGAGGTGGCAGATGCGGTACATCATGCATGATGAGGGCTATGACCTGCGGGCAATGCTGCCGGACTGCCGGGGCAAGACCAAGCTGGAAGTGCGGCTGCTCTCCGGTGAGTTGTCCGCCCTGTTCAGCCTGCCAGAGTCGGTTGCGGTGCGGGCGTTGGTGCGGGCGTGCGATGTCCAGTTCACCGACTTCGGTGCGGTCATCGATGACGATGCCGTGGCACTGCGGCCTGCCGTGAGATTCCGGAAGGAGATTGTCAGACGCACTACCTCCAACGTATGATTCCGATACGTGGGAGGTTCGCCTCTCCGTGGTGGCCCCTGCCGGGGAAAAATAGCGTAAGTACCCGGCAGGGGTTTTTTCTTGTACACTCCCGCACCTGTACGGAGGTACACATGCCCTGTGAATGGGGGCATCACGTGTGGATTGACCGGCCGTCATCCATGCGCCCCGGTTGGATTGCCACCTACTGCCGTGAGTGCAGGAAGTTTTTGGGACGACGGCCGGAGGACATGGGCTGGGCCATGCCGAAGCAACGCGGACCCGGAGGGACTTGGGCAGATGAAGACCATAGTTCACGTCAACCAGCACAAGATCAGAAGCAACCAGAAGACAGGCGAAAGGCTGCCCGTTCTCACGGTGAAGACCTACTGCTCCAACCAGTACGCACACCGGGTGAAGATCGACGGCCCTTGCGTGGTGGTGTACAGCCCGGACAGGCCTTTGTCCTGCGGGGCCAGGGTGTGGATCGAAACCGATAGCACTGTGGAGGTGGAGTGATGCCACTCTCGGATGATCTTTTAGAAGTGTTTGACGCCTATGAAACGGCCCGGCAACGGCTGACCGAAATTGCACCATGCCCCAAGTGCTGCCCTCCACGCCCGCCCGCTGTCCCTGGGGAGTACATCGTCGGTGGTGACATCCGGCTTTGCAGCAAGTGCGGTGGTGAAGGTTTCTTCATCGACTGGTCAGCCGAGGAGGAGGACGAGTGATGCGAGCGTTCCCAACTGACGAGTACATGGACGAGCAACGGGTAGGCCAGAACCCGGGCATGGACCTGCGTGATTGGTTTGCCGGGCAGATTGCGGCGTCCATTGCTCTGTCCCAATGGCAGACAACTGAATCCAGTTACTACACCAACGACATGATCGCTCAGGAAGCGTATCTCCTGGCCGATGCGATGGTCCGATGGCGGCGCAAGTCAAGGAGCAAGGCCAATGCCAACGATTGAACTGACCGACGAGCAGGCCGAGGAGTTGCGGGCTGTGATTGGCTATGAGTGCGACCGGCTGGATGAAGACATCAAGTTCGCTGAGAGGCTGGGCGGTGCCGACGATCCCAGCGCCATTCAGTATCGCCATGAGAAGTCTGTCATGTCCGACATCCTTAACCTACTGGAGATTGCGTGATGCCTAAGAAACTAGCAGAGGCTGAGTGCTACATGGGACCGGGCGAGTACACCTACCGCATCGAAGAGGTGTACGACAAGCGCATCGGTCAGATGATCTACGAACTCTACAGCACACTGCGGGCATCCGGGGTGTCGTCGCTGCTGGGTGAGTACAACACCAGGGAAGACGCACGGAATGGCATGCTGCGTTACCGTGAAAGGGACGTTGCCAAAGGGAGGGACCAGTGAACCGCACATTCATAGTCAACACCAATCCCATTGCTCCCATTGCATGCTGGGAGATCAGTCCGTGTGCCAAAACGCCGGACACGGAAGGAGGGTACGCGGTCGAAGCGTTTGAGACCATGGCCGAAGCCCGGTCTGCCGTGGACAGGCTGGGTGGCACCACTTTCTGGGGCGTGTACGCACGGCTAAGTGATGACGCTATCGCGGCTGCATTGGGCCCACCCGTGATACAGGTGTATCACCTGAAGGACTTCGATAGTTACGATGAGGCTGTTCGGCTTGTCCAGTTATTCAACGGAGTGAACGATGACGACTGAAACCAAGGTGATGGGGTTTGGCCTGTGCGATTCGTCTGCGGTGCAGGCCGTGAGTAAGAGGCGTATCGGATCGCTGCCCTACGGCGTAGCCACGGGGTGCTGCGATATCGGTGAGGCCAAACTGAAGGATGGCAGGCGTGTGCTGATCACGTGGGGCCGGAACATCACACCGGATGAGCAGTTCTGGTTTGCCCATAACAGCATCCACTCCTGCGTCTGG